AAATTTTTTCTTGTCTGCGATCCTTCCTGAATGAGATCCAACATCAGTTCCTGCTTTACTACTTAATTTTTGTTTTGAGCTATATTTATCCTCAAGAATGCTAACAAATTTATCCTCCCTTAATATGAAATCAATATCAGCTTTCCATCCTCTATCATTCTTTCCTATCAAGAAATCTGATTTATTTGCTTTTATAAATACATCCTCTATATCAAATGGACTATATGTTTTCATCAGCTTTTTAATAGCTTTGATTCTTTTATCTGTCAGCTTTAAGCACTTCGGTAAATTCGTGCATATCGTATTATATTTCTCAATAAACATAGATTCAGGAGAATCTGAAGCTTTTTCGGTTTTACCTATATCTTTAATAGATTTATCTATTAAAGATTTTTTTAGTATTTCTTTTTTAGTATTTCTTTTTTCAGTATTTCTTTGTACTTGATTTTCTACCTCTAGAATTTCTAAGGGTAGAAATTCTACCCCTTGTTTTTCTATGTCTTGTTTTGGTCGTTCATAAATATTATAGACATACTCAAATCTTCCACTATCTGTTTTATCTGGTGTGAGTTTTGTAATACTCAAATACCCAAAACGCTTTAGCTCATCTAAAGCTGAAGTTATAGCAGTTTCATTCTCTTTACAATTTGCAACTATACCTTGAATTGAATAATCCCAATCACTGTTGTTAGATAAAAACCAAGATAATAATCCTTTTGCTTTTAATGAAAGATTCTTATCTCTTAAATGATAATTTGACATCACAGTGTAATTTTTAGTCTTTTCAACTCTAAATATCATTATTAGACCTCCTGAAATTGTATCTCGATGCTCATATCTTTTGCAACTTGTTGTATAAGTGATTTTATCTTTAAAGCTCCACTATACCACTCGCCATGTATTCGATATTTACTCAATCTACGATGTAATTCTTGTTCTATATGATATGCATCATCACTAAAGACTTTTAATATGAGCTTGCATTTGAACGGTCGATTATTCAACTGCGATAATCTCTGTGTTACATTTTTACTGTATCCAATTTTATAATTTCTTTTGCATTGTAAAACGTATACATAACCAGATTTTTTCTTAATTTTTGATTCTTTATGTTTGATTGCATCATCTAAAAAATCAAGTGCATGTGAGTTTATGTACTCAAGCTCAAAATCTGAATAGTTTTTTATGTAATACTTCAAGTCATTGATTATTTCCAAAGTTTTCTGTCTGCTTAGTAATGAATATCCTTTATGTGGTTCATATCTACCACAACTATTTTTAAATAGCAGTATTGGTACCAATTCATCTTGCATAGCTTTACCTCTTTTCTGAGAAAAAATAAAAAGTACAAATTCAGCTGAAATGTCCCCCGACATACGATATCAACTAAACTTGTACCTTTTAGGTCAAGTCATCTTCCGATGATTATGAGGTCTCATATACCCAGTAACAAATGTCGGGGAAGATGTTACTTGACCTGTTTGTAAATAATAATATAACTGCTCCATTTTTAAAAGTCAACTATTTTTTAAAAGTTGATGAAATATCTTCGATTTGGGTATCGCATTCAGCATTTACAGTATCCCATAAAAGCTGTCTTTCCTGCTGAATATTAACCCCATCCACATCCGGAATCTGTCTTTCCTCATGATACTCAACTGTAAAGTAATTATCCCGGATCTTCACTGATGCACGGCTTGTAGCCGCGATTGTTATGATCTTAGCCTTGCTTTCATATTTTACTGCTTTCTTTGCAGGCTTTGTGGTTTTTGTCGGCATAATTACTTCTCCTTCCTTTTGGTTAGTTTAATACTAACTACCGTAGTGGATTCCTTACAGGAAGCCATCTCAGTTACAAATTCCGCTCCAACAAGATTATTGTAAATTGCATTTTCAAGGGCATTTTCGTCAATCTGTTCAACCATCTTAACCAACTTTAATTCTTTGAGTTGTTTTTTGGAAAAATGCTTATGAAGTAAACCAAGAAGCTTTTCTTCATTCATCTTTTCCCGGTTAGATTCGATATAGTTTACCTGATATCCTCCGGCCTCATATTTTTTGACATTTTCAGCCGCCATAATTTCTTTGATAGTGATATTTTCCATATCACATTTTTCTTTTAATTTCCCTGCTTCTTCTTTATGCTTGGCGAACTGAGGGATTAGTTCATCCAGTTTTTCCAACTTCTGCATACTTTTTCTCCTTTTTATATTTTTGAGTTACTGCTCCCATAACCCCGTTTCTCCCGGTCTTGATCTTGGACTTAAATTCCTTTATACGCCATATATCACCGATCTTCCAAGAACGGGTTCCTCGTGGATGAGATTGGGTAAAATCTGGTAATAGTTTTGCGAGCTCATGATCCGGTTGCGCCTCTTTAAAGGCGTACCAGTTATTGACGGTTTTAACCGATACGCCGACGGCTACCGCCAATTCTTCAATCCTGATTTCTCTTTCCTTCATATAACTATCCTCCTTTCTATAAAGATTTATCGTAAATATAATATAACATCTTTGGCGTATAAATTCAAGCCCCTTTTTAGGATAACAGGAAATCCAGGATTTCCTCCTTATTACCCATAATTTTACCATCTACAAGAGCATCTGCCATAGCTCCTTTTTTATAAACCAATTCATGAATCCTTTCATCAATGGTATCTTTAGTAAGTAAAGTGTAAATGGTTATATTTTCCTTTGTCCCAACTCTATGACATCTATCTTCTGCTTGCTCCTTATTAGCTCTATTCCAAGGCTCATCTAAAAAGATTTCAACTGTCCCAGCAGTAAGTGTTAAGCCGGTTCCCATTGCTCCTGTAGTACCAATAATAACCTTACAATCGGTATCTTCCTGAAATCGTCTAACTTCTTCCTGACGTTCAAAATCTTTTGTATCTCCGGTTATAACTGCTATTGGATAATTTTGACGAAGCCTTAATTCTACTTCGTTTGTTATCTGAGTCCAGTTACTAAAGATAACAACCTTCTTTCCATTTTCAACTGCTTCTTCGACAAGTTCTTCCATACGATCCAGCTTAGCTGATTCCTGTACTGTGCTTGAAAGGATCCCGGTATATCCGGTTGCCTGTCTCATACGAATTAACTGAGCGAGTGGATTATTGCAGGATTTGATCTGATCTATATTAGATTTGATCTCTGCTGTAACTTCCCTATAAATTTGAGCTTGCTTGGAACTTAATTCGACAAACTCATCAATATATAGCTTTTCAGGAAGATCCAATACATCTTTCTTAAGCCTGCGAAGCATTATCTCATCAAGCCTTGCTGTAAGTTCATCAAGATGCTTGTATCCTACTATTTCATATCCACCAAAACCACCCATCTCGCAATAATGCTTTCTGAAGCTGTAAAAGGCGTGGGTCTCATAACCAAGCCATTTCAATATCACATACAAATCAAGTGGCTGATTCATAACCGGGGTTCCAGTCATTGCAATCCTACATTTCGGTTGAAGCCGGAGTAATGCTTTACCCTGTTGACTCTGAGGATTTTTGCATTTATGTACTTCATCTACTGCAATAACCCCGATCTCATTGGAAACGCATAATTCCTTGATTTTGGCATTGATTGCCTCATCTCTTATACTTTCTATATTTGTAATCCAGAAATAGGAATTTGCCCCGTTTCCATTTGTTAAATCGGCAAGTTTATCTTTGTTACTTCCTATCTTATTTTTACGGGTTCCTAAAATATACCCGGATTCATTGGAATGAATTGAAATTTCATTCATCCAATTGTACTTCAGACCATTAACACCACAGATGATCAAGCAATGCTTTATATTATGCTGTAATTTCTTGGCTACACATATATCAATAACCTGTTTTGTCTTACCAAGTCCCTGCTCATCTGCCAGCAACCAACGATCATGAGTTAATCCATAATTAAAACCATCTATCTGGTGTTCAAAAGGCTTTGTTTTAAATTCAAACCCTTTTGGAATAACTGCTTCCTTCTTAGCTAAGGAAATATATGAATCTGCGTTTATCTCAATTTCCTGATCCTGGACCTTCTGAATGAAATCCCCTAATCGATTAAATGGAAGTTCCCATTGCTTTTCTTTTGCATCCCAATACTTAATAGGAAATGACCTTACTATCTCCAACAACTTTGAATCAAATGGGAATGATATAAACAAGCTATTGTCTCCAGCGATCTGATTAGATTTACTAATATTGATCTTTATCATATTATACCTCCTTATGAGTTTTGTGAATTATTCTAAGTTTGTAGGGTCGCTTGCAAATGCCTCGGCCGCTGAAAAGGTTTTAAAAAAATGAACTTCAGCCGTGATATTGGAGATAACCTCAAAATCATTATCTCCGGTTATATCGGTTTTAATATCCACAGTGTTAATGGAATAAGTATCTGTTTTAACAACTAACATAGATTAGATCCTCCTGCGAGTTTTGTGATATTGTAGTCCTATACCTACATAAAGATTATATAACATCTTTAAAGAAAAAACAATCCCTAAATTATTAAAATTTTATTACTTCAGTTAATCTTTCCAAGAGCCGGTGTATATACTGCCTTTCATCTTTAGAAGTTGTACCTGAATATAAAGCTATGATAAATTCAGATATTTCTTGGCATAAATTATTCAATGCCATCTCAACCGCTTTTTCTCCCGCATTTCCAAATTGATAATTGCGTTTAACCGCTACATACTTATTATAAGATGGAAAAATATCAAGAAGCTGTTTTTCGGTACCATCGATTGCTTCAGGTCGAAGATGGTCTTTTACTATATATAAAGAAGCGAGCTTTTGACATGCTTCATACGAATTATCCTGCACTAACCTTGCTATCTCTTTATTTATATCATCAATATTCATATTTCCTCCTTAAAAAAGGCACTCCATTTCTGAAGTGCCTTATGCTTCATGATTATGCAATTACTTATTATCAATTTTCATGATACAGTCCTTGATTGCATTTCTTTCTTTCTCACTCATAGTATCATCCATAAGTGTTTCAAGTTTCTTTACCATTTTCTGTCTGGACGCATCCCTGCTATATTCATAGGAGTTGCCTTCTGCGTTTGACCATCCTCTATCCTGACTATTACGAAAATTATCACGGCTTTCATTGTACCTGCCATCACCATCTCCGTCCCTGCCTCTACGAGCATTGGACTGTCCGTCATATGAATTATTAGAACTACCCTCATAACTCTGATTATAAGAATTTCCACCTCTCATATATGAATTATTGGACTGTCCGTCGTATGTATTTCCCATCCAAGGTCTCATGTTTGAATTACCTTCATTACTCTGGCCTTCCACAGAATAACGGGAACGGGCATAAGAATTAGGACTGTAATCCATACTCATGCCACCTTTCTTTTCCTGCTCTTCCATCTCCTGACGGTCAATACATTTATTGATTACCTTTAAAGACATTGAAAGTTTGTAAAGATTATCAAGACTATCTTTATTCAAATCATGCTTTCTCTCAATCTCACCAACCTCACGCTCAAGCATATCACGGAGGTTTTCATACATTTGCAATTTATGTCCCATAATATCCTCCTTTCTATGCTATACGTGAAACAGTCATATTAGCATTTTGTACTAATATAGCTGGTGCAACATCGGCAGGTGTAGCTCCTTCAGACGTATTTTCAACACTTACATTGAAACAGCATCCTTTTGGTACATTGATTATAGCAGTAGATGTAACATTAAAGAAATTTTCCTGTGTAGGCGGTTCAGTTGCTACCGCGGCTGGAGTCACAATCGCTCTGCTTGTTAAAATAGGTTCACCATCAAGTGCAAGTGCTACACTAATGGGTCCAGCAGTGCCGGTTGAAGGCACTGCAATATTCCCATTAAATGTCACTTGATATCTTGCAAAGCAATTATTTGTGATTCCACGCAAAGTTACAATACCACTACCATTTCTGTGATATACATAGCCTTTCGGACATCCGATTGAAGTATTTAAAACAACAGGCTGATTTGGAAGCACTGTCTGAACTTCATTTTTAGTAAACTCTGCCATAGAATCACCTCCTATCAGAAACTACCGTTTCCGCATCCACAACCACATCCAGTATTCTGGTTGCAAGTAAAGATGGGTGTTCTTCCATAAACAGGTGTACTCGGAACAGGGCAGTTAGAAAGTCTGTTATATAACTGGTCAACCTCGTCGCTGAATCCACGCTGAATAAAAGCATTCTGAGCGGTCTGCGAAGCGGCTAAATCTTTCATTGCCACCTCCTGACGAAGTCTTGCGATTTCATCATTCTTAGCATCGATCTTGTCCTGACAGAGCTGATCAAGTATTCTCTGAGTTCCTGCTGTCTGAGAAGCAATAATGTCTCTTACACCTTCATTGAGTGCCTGTCTATCAGCACAGTTCTCAGTAGCCACGGTGTACTTAAGATCTGCTATTCCCAGTCTATTTTCGCAACAGCAGTTAGCGAGCTGTGACTGAACTCCGTTGAATCCCTGATTCATAGCAGTCTGCTGATTGAATGCAGTCTGCATATTAGCTATCTGCCTTAAATTAGCTCCCTGCTCAACACCTGCAAAGCCATTAGCAAGAGCCATCTGAGTGCTGTTGAATCCGTTGCAAAGCTGGGTTGAAATGTCTGCTATGTTATCTCTGATACCATTTATGCCGTCATTGAGCATTGCATCACGGAAACCACTGTTGGTGTTAGCGTTGATGTTATTCTGTCCGTTGAGTAACCAAGGGAAGTCATATC